AGCAAGGGCACCAATCACGTCGTCAATGGATTCTGACGCCGGCTTTATGCCGCGTTGGGCGAGGTACTCCATCGCCTTGCCCGTATCCAATGTCAACAGGCCCAGTTGTTTAAACTGGTTGTATGCCGCATCGGTGCTGGGCTGTAGATTCATGAGCATCGTCTTGAGTGACGTACCCGCATCGCTACCCTTAAGCCCATTCTGGGCGAACGCCGCAAGCGCCGTTACCGTGTCTTCAAAAGACAACCCGACACCGGACGCCACAGCGGAAACCTGCGACAAGCCGAATTTAAGCTCTCCGACACTCGTCGCCGATGCGTTCGCGGCGCCGGCGAGAATGTCGGCGGCCTTTTGAACTGATATGTTGTCCTCTCGGAATGCGTTCAGCGCCGTGGATGCGATCTCGGCGGCATCCGCCAATTCCAGTTCGCCGGCCGTTGCCAAAGATAAAGCACCCGACAGACCTCCGTTAAGGATGTCCTGGACGCTCACCCCTGCTTTGACCAGTTCTTCGATTCCGCGTGCCGCCTCAGTCGCGCTGTACTTCGTTTCGGCGCCCATGGTGAGCGCGAGATCTTTCAACTCGTCACGGAATTTTGCGACCTCATCAGGGGCCATAACGGAATAGACATTCGCCATGCCCTGTTCAAAGTCGGCAGCGCCCTTCACAGCCACGCCCAAGCCTGCAGCAATTGCAGCGCCGGCCGCCGTCATGCCGGTACCCAGCTTTTTGGCTTGTTCGAAGGTATTCCCGAGCGATTGTTTGGCCTGCTCGAACGATTCTTGGTAATCCTTTCCGAGCTTTTTCACAAAGCCGCTTTGATCGCCTAGCTCTTTCGTGACATCGGAGAGGCGGTCTTCCAGATTCCGGAGCTCGGCTTCTGCTTTCGCGACCTCGCGCTGGAATGCCCGGTATTGGCCCTGGCTAATCTCGCCGCGGGCAAGTTGGTCGTTTACCTGTTCCTGAGCTGCACGCAGCCGGTCGAGTTTTTCCCTCGTGTTCGCGACGGCGTCGCCCAGGAGCTTTTGCTTTTGCGCGACCAATTCTGTATTTGATGGGTCGAGTTTAAGAAGCTTCTCGACCTGCTTGAGTTCAGATTGGATATCGCGACTCTTTTTGTTTACATCAGACAGGGCGGCAGACAAACCGGTTGTCTCCGCCCCTATGACGACGTTTATGCCTTTAATTGTTTCGGCCAAAGATTTCACCCGCCTTTTATTTCAAAGGCAGGCATTGGCTCGCTACTTGATGTGCGGCTCGCTCTGTTCCTTTAATTTCACAGTCAAGATTTTTTTGCAGCGCTGGCACTTGATTTCGAGGTCAGCGCTGCGTGCATAAAACAAGGTCTGCCCACAATGTGGGCATTGAATCTTTTTCATCAGCATCAACTCGCTTCGACTTCTTTGCGCAATTTGTCCATTGCTACGGTGAGTTTCCTTTTCGTTTTCCTGATTCGCTTATCGAGACAATCCGCTTGCTTCGCTGATATGCCCCTGCGCAGTTTACGCTGCAGGGCGCTCAGCTCCTCTTTGAGCCTCTTTGTGACAGAATTCTGATAATATGCCGTATACACCTTGCCGCAATGAGGGCATGAAAAGCCGACTCGTTCTATGTCGCCCTTGACAACTTCACTTCCATAGCTGATCAGTATAAAATCCTGACCGCAGCCTTCGTTGCAGACCAGATTTAACAAAGCGACTCACCCCCGGTAAAATGCGTCAATATCGTCCTGTGTTGCCATTCGCGGACCGTCGTCCTTCGCCCCCATATAGGAACGCGCTAAATCAAAAAGGTCTGTCACCCGCAGTTCGTTCATCTCTGCAAATGACAGACCTATCCGCTTCCCTACCGCCAGCACATCGATTTCCGTTCGTCGTTCCGGGTCAGCGGACTCCTCCTTTGATTCCGTCTGCCCCGGAACGAAAAAAGCCGTTCGCCGCTTCCTCAATTACCGCGGTCAAAGTGTCGCCGCTGAAAAGGTCGAATGACTCCAAAGATGCAATCCATTCTTGGAACGACGGGAAAGGCCGCCCAAAGGCGTCAGCCTTCGCCATCGCCCAAATAATCTGAAGAAAAGCGATCGAATCGAGCGCACCGAGATTAATCTTCGAGAAATCAATTTGCCCTACTCCGCTAATCAACGCCTCCATACCAACAAGCGACTGCACCATTTTAAGCAGATCGCCGAGCAAATCCGTCTTAAATTCCTGCCGATAATACAAAAGAGCCAGGGGCGTCGCCCTGACTCTGACCGTCTGTTCTCCAATTTTAAGTTCGCGCATTAGGTGCTCACACCACCCGTAAACGACGGAACGTAAACGGCATTAAAGAATCCGTTGTATGCCGTCGCGTTCGTGTCGCTCAACTCCAAATCGCCTTTTACGATGTTTTTTCCGTCAATTTCAATCGGCGAAATCGTCAGGTTCAAAACATCGGTTGCCGGCGTGATTGATTCGTTTTTCGTCGTACGTTCTTTCGCCGGCCGAGCTGCGACGCAATCATAATAAACAAAACGGCGGTTCCGCTTATCTCCTTGGACTTGGCCGAGAAGCGCGAACTTTTTCGGGATTGCATCAGAAACTTCGATCAATGCGCCATTATCATCGATCTCCCAACCAAGCATTTCGGCAAGGACCGCATCCGGCACGTTTGCCAGCTCCAGCTCGCCGGTGTATCCGTTGTTCGCGGTCACCGTAAAATAAGCCGTATTGTCCGCATAAAACGTGGACGATTCGCCCACGGTTGACGGCGTCCATCGAACAGCTCCGGGGATCGGAACAGGCGTTTTCCATGCCGGCTGCGTCTGTGCTTCTGTGTCCACAAATGCGATATGGACTTTTTCAAGCCCAAATGTCACTTTGTTCTGAGACATATTCGGTTCACTCTCCTATGATTTGAACTTCGTAAATGGTTTGATAGAGTTTTTCATCTTCCAGCCAAGTTTCCGTTTTGGAATATGGAAAACTTAGCTCTCTCAGTTTGTTCTGAACGCGCTTTTCAGCGGAGACATCTTTGATCGCGGTATATAGCTCAATCTGATAGTTGCTGACCTCGACGTAATTCAGATTGTCGGCCATTACATCGTTGGAATAAGCAAACTGCACCGTCATAAATGGCGGTGGTGGGGCGGGATTTTCGGGCGTAGAAACAAAATGGCTATATGCCACCGGGAAGCCGATAGATTCTAGAGCCTGAATTAATTCTGCATTTGTCATGTGCCGCCCCCGTTCCGGATGATCCGCTTGATTTTCTCCGGAAGTTTCGCACCGTGCTTTTCATACGCCGGCCTGAGGTGCGGATACGCCGGAACGCGGCCGCCGCCTCGTTTGGCGTGACCGAATTCGAGGAGATGCACACGGGTCGGATGTTTTTTATTCCAAACCACTCGACGTGTAACGCCCGGCCTATCCTGGCTCGTTTTCGCGAACCCTTTCGTGTATTTGCCGGTCCGGTCCCGGTACGAGTGGTTCGCCTGTACCTCTTTGAGGACTTCGTCTGCCGTCGCGTCGACCTCCTGTTCGATTGCCTCGGACACGTCCTCGGTATACTCCCGAACGGCTTTTGTGATCTCGTTAGCAAGTTGATTAATCGAAATATTAACCATTACCAAGCACCCTCTCGCAAACCAAAATCACTTTGTCGCCGTTGTTCCTTGTCCGAATGATGCTGTAGACGATCCCTTCATATTTAAGCTTTTGTTGGCCCGAATAATGGACGGCGTAAGTCTCCAATTGCTTTTCCGGGCGAAGGCCAGCGGCCGCGGCATTGTAGAATGCTGAGTCGCTGACGTTCAACTCGCGCCCGAACACCTTCTTTTCGGAATAGGACGGGATTTGGTTCCCATCCTCGTCCCTAGTGATGGTGCTCGACATCAGAAAAAAGACTTTGTCGTAGCGGACCATTTGACTTCGCTTCATCGTCGCCATTTAAACCACCTGGCTTCGATATGCTAATTGATTCGCCATGACATAAAAGGCGGGTGAGAACTTCGTCTCCCCGCCCGTCAAGTTCCAGATGTCGGTCACGCCGAGCACAATTACGCCGACGGCTAGATCATCATTGAGCATCGCATCAGATACGCCGGCCCCTTTTAAGAACGACTTCACGGCCAGAATTTTTTGCATAAGCACGCCGTCAAAATCGGTTCCATCTTCGGGTAGGCTCAACCCTTTTTTGCATTCGACGAGCAGATCAGCGTCAGTCATTTCGCAACACCGACTTCTGCGTCCACGCTGAACGGAACGAGAACGATTTTCACGCCACTTTTCGCTTGTTCGAAGCGCAGCTTTTCCGAAAGTTGCTCATGCTCTGCTTGAGAGAGCGGACGATTCGCTTTCCAAAGCAGGATGGTTTCACCGTTTACCTTGATTTCGCCGGCCGGTTCTGCCTCCGTTTTTTTTCTTGCCATGTCATCACCCCCAATTTAAAAGAGGGGCATTAAGCCCCTCCAATCAAGTTGCAGCGCCTTTCTTGACGATAACGACGCCGTTCGGGTCGATCAGTTTGCCATCGGCAATCAAGATTGCTTTGTCAACCCATTCATTCGTGTCATGGTCGAAGTAGCGGAACATGGTCATTTGCATGTTGCTGTTGAAACCATAATTTCGCAGATCGCAGTATACCGCCACCACATCACCTTCAGCAGCGTCATCAAACGGCGCAATCACATCATCTTCGACTTGAATGACTTCTTTTCCGCCGAAACGTTCTTGCGGACCGTCCGTAATGCCGTAATTCACACGACCAACGGGCTGGCCGTTCGCATCGACCATGCCGTCGATATATCCTTCAAACGTGCCGGAAGCCATAAGGAACGTAGCTCCGGCTTTGTAAGCGAGCGGCATTTTCGCGAATACTTTGCGTTTCCATGCATCCCATGTTGCAAATTCGGACGGCGACAACGTGACAATTTGGGTAGACGGAACCCGATTGTCGGCCGTAATACCGAGCGGTTTGCCCGTTCCGTCGCCTTTAATGACCGCAAGGTCGACAGCCTGAACCATGGCTTCCACGATCAGGTCCGTGATGACATTTTCGAACCCGGTCAGGGTTACAGTATCAGCCAACAACGACGTCGAAACCTTGCATTCCAGTCCATAGTAGCTGAACGTAACACTGGTGTTCGCCTGAACCTTTTGCTTATCGCTAGTCGGCGCTTCCCCGATCCACGTCGCCTTCGGACGAAGAGAAAGAATCGGAACCGTCACGCCGCCTTTGATGTTGAGCTTGCGAACGCGATTGAACACCTGTCCATAAACCGTCATTTTCTTGACGACTTCGTTCAAAATCGTGCTCGGAATGACGGCGGTCACATCAGAAACGGTGGTCATTGCATCAGCACGAGCTTCTTGACCAACAAGCAAAGCAGGTGTAATCTTGCCTGTTTTCGCAAATTGCATGAATGCCTGCCGATATTCAAGCGTGCCATAAATATCTTCTGGCTCCGCAGAACGCTGTTGCGGTTGTTGACCTCCGCCCAAGCCGTATGCGGCCAGAATTTGCGTGCGGCCGACAGGGGACCCGGAACGTTGTTGCCCTTGATCATCTGCCGGAGGCAGTGCGCCTCGATTTTCTTCAACCGAATCGTCCGGCATGACATCGACGATGCCGCGAAGCTCGGCGATTTCGGCATTCAGTGTTTCCAGTTCGGAGTTGATGGAGCGCAGTTCTTTTACATCTTCCGTGGTATTTGCCTTGTCGATGAGTTCCTTTTTACGCGCTTCCTTTTTGGCAATCAGTTCAAGCAGTTTCTTTTTGTTCACTTGGATCACTTATCCTTTCGCGAGAATTTTGGCTTTGAGTCTTAGTGCTTCCAGCTCGTCTTTCGAACTCTCCAGTTCGGACCTCGCGCTCCCCAGCGCGGCGCGGGCGCTCTCCAGTGCCTGCTTGTCACGAGCCGATATGTCAGTTCCCGAATAAGCCGGGAACGAGACAGCGGATACTTCGTAAACTTTTGCGATATCCAAAATGCGACGAGTCGGGTAATCGGTATCGAGGTTTTCCCATTTTTGCTCGCGCACGACAAAAATAAAGGACATCCCGGAGATGTCCCCTCTGCCTATGGCGCTATAAAGTGCCTTGGCATCTGCATTATTTTCGATATCCAAAGTCGCTCGGGTAAAAAGCCCCTGATCGTCAATGGATAGTTGCAGCGTGGAATTGACGTTGTTATTACGGCTTCGAGCCAACGGAATCTTCGACAAGTCGTGATTGACGGTTAACACAACGTCCCTAAAATCGGTATTGTCAAAGGCTCCGCGCTCAATGATTTCTTGGAACCAGCCGCCGATGTCGGTCGGTTGATTAAAAACGGCCGCATGGCCTTGGATGATTCCGTTATCCTGCTCTGCGCGAATATCCGGCATTGCAAACGCCCGGACGGTGCGTTCAAATGTGTCGGGTAACTTTTTACTCACTGTTTTGTGTACCTCCTTGTTTAGTCGCTAGGCGACCGAGTTGATAAGTATTTGCCAGATTTACATCGATATAGTTAAGCGACATGGTGCGCCGCGAACCGGTGCCGTCTTCCAGCGGTGGGTAACCAAGTATGGCAAGCTTTTGGTCGTCGGTTAGCAAGCCTTGTTCGCCGGCCGTTTTGATCAAGTCGAGCTTCGCCTGCGTCGAAAGGTACATCATATTGCGATGGTAAAAAACGATCTCGTTTCCGACATCCAACTCTCGAGATGAAAAAAGCGTCCTCGAAAACGCCTGCCCGAGCGAAATAACCAAAGGCTCGAGCGTCTTTTCGTAGAACGCTTGGTATTGTTCATCTGTATAATCCCCAGTCAGGATCGGAAGCGGAACTCCGAACCAACGCTGCGTTTTGCTGTCGAGGAATTCCAGCGTATCCTTGTCGACGAATTTCGGATCAAGATTGATCGGCATGAACTCGCCTTTCAAGTCAAGCGGTAGGATGGCAGAATCTCCGCTGCTGATCATATTTTCGAATCTTCTACGTTCAGCCTGCTGCGTTTCGTTGTCCATCACCGTATTGATCTTGATAATGCCGCGAACCGACATGCTGGTCTTTATGCCTTTTTCCAACCCCTGCATGATGGAATCATTGATCTGAAGCACTTTCAACAATGCCGCATTGTCCGGCTGACCGCTTAACCCTCCGCCCATAATCTCGTTTACCGAGAATTTTTTTCGCAGATGAATGACGTCCGAATAAGGAAGTGTAAAGTCTAGCCCGGACAGAAAATAAAACTTCACAAATAACGTTCCGGTTTCATCCTGCAAGAATTCGACTCTTGTCGGGTTTAGCGGGTACAGGGCGGTGTAGGTTCTGATGTCTGCGCCGCGTGCGTCTTTTGTCAGCGTATAAACCGGATAGATGAACGCATTATATTTGAGATACAGGAGCCAGATGATTTTTTCTAAGAAATCCCGTGTTGTCATGAGTTCATTCGGCGCGAATTTGAATAACCGGTTCAGATCACTACGAGGAACCGTCTGCATCCCGTTTGTATCTGTCCGAATATGCTTCGGCTGCAGCTTGCTGATCTCCGTAGCGATCACATCGATACAGTTCTGCACCACGTCGGAAGCATATATGTCATCGCCGAACTGACTGAACACCGGGACAAATCCATTCATCAGTTTGGCGTAAACATACTGTTTCGTTTTATTCGCCAGTCCTTTAATCGCGTTCCACAATCCCATACCATCACCCCGCTCTCTTGGACAACTCTTGAAATTCGGTTCGATTGTCGATATAAACGCGGTAGGCAATAATGGTCGTTACCGCTCCGTCGATTTTCTTTTCGTCTTTTCCTTGCACCTTGACCGGCATCTGCTCCATTTTGTTATTGACGGCCAGCGCCGTATTTTCAAGGCAGTAGCGGTCAATCGGATGGTCGTTATAAATGAGCAATTTGCTTTGCAAGTCGGCCTCAACAAGCTTCATTGGTTCGCTCATGCTGCCCCAATTTTGGTCAACACGCTGCAATTCAAAGCCATATTCCTCCATTTCCTTGACCCAATAGATTGCTGACCAGCGGTCATAGCCTATTTTGTAAAACCGGATTCCGTATTCCTTCCAGAGTTTCACAAACCATGCCGTAACGAGACGGAAATCGTTCTCGTTACCTTCGGATATGGTCAAATGTCCGGCGTCTCTCCATGCTTCGTAACGCTTCTTTTCGTCTCCGGTCAGTTTATCCAGCTTTGCCTGAGGGATAAAATACTGCTGGATCGTATATTTCTTACCGTTTCTCAAAAATATTGCCCGGGCAGAAGCAAGGTCGCCGGATTTGGAAAGGTCCACAGCGCCGATTGCGAATGCTCCGCGAAAGTCCTCAAGGTCGAACGTTTCCTTGTTGTCGATCGTTTCCGCATCCAACCAGGCAGCCGCATTGTTTTGCTTGATATTGAAGTCCTTCGCCAACACGAATGCTCGTGTCGCTTTGTTCGTCTTGGCCTCTTCGATCATTCCGCGAAGGAAGCTCCACTTTTTGATTGGCCCGAGCCCAGGATTCGATTTCACCCATGTTCGTTCATCCTGCCAGACCTCTTTTTCGCTGTCCTGCGTATACATCCAGATGAGCCAGCGAGGACGATCCAATTCACCGGCCAGAACTTGGCGGGCGTCTCGGATGCGCTCGTCAAGGTATCCATCGTTCGTAAACCCCTCGGTCGTCAGTTCAAAATAAAGGGGCTCCTCTTGGGTGGAAAGAGCCTGACGGATCGGCATGACTAATGAATTGTTCTTCATTTCGTGAACTTCATCGACCGCCCCGACGCCGATGTTACGCCCTTCTTTTGCGCCGGTCTTCGCAGAAATCTTACGGATCGTCCCTTTGTTGCTGTAGCTGAACTTCCCGGAATGCGTCGGGTGCTTCGGATTGCCGAAGAAGATCCCTTTAATGTTCTTTCGCGTTCGCTTTTCCAAAGCAGGACTTTCCTCACGCATGGCATTGATCGCATCGAACATGAGTCCCGCCTGCTCGTAGTCATTGCTGGAGCAGAGGATCCGAATTCCTTTCGGACCACAGAAAAACTCGGACAAGTTAATCGCGCTGACAAGTGGTGTCTTTCCATTCTTCCGAGCGATCACCAGCAGCGCGTCCTGGAATAGCCGCACCCAACGACCAATCTCAGGGTCGTAAATCTTGAAACTATAAACCGCCTCAATGAATGCCTTCTGAAACAATTCGAGAATGAACGGTTTACCGGAAAATGGTGCTTCATAATGCTTGCAATGCGTTTCGATGAACTTGATCCGTTTATGAGCGTCGTCCAGTTCAAAACGGATATCCGGGTTATTCAAATGTCTGCGCAGGATTTCATGCATTTTCCGCATGTCCTGGCCGATCAAGATTTCCCCGGATTCGCATTTATCCATGTATTCGACCAGGAATGAATGGCTCATTCGAATTCGTCCATCCCATCATCCGGATCAAGCGTGTTTTTGCTAAGAACACCATTTAGCGCCTTGATAACGACGGCATAACTGTTGATGTTTTTGAGATACTGCCGCGCCGCCTCTACTGGTTTCTGCAAGTTCGGGTTCTTTGGATGGACTAGCACCATACCGGATTCCCGGAGCGTTTCTCGAAGCTGTGCATTCTCAGCCTTTAGGAATGCCGCATCTTCAATAAGCCCTTCGACCAGTTGGGCTTTAGATGGGTCAACTTCCTTGAAAAGCTCGCGTAACTTCGCCAACTCTCGCTGATATATTTCGGACTTGTCCATGTTTCTGAACACCTCGGTCCGATTTCAAAATTTTTGCCGTGTATCGAAAATGGG